CTTAACTTGGAGTCCTTCCATCTTCTCAAGAATTTCAAGAAGATTAGTAGTTCCAAGATGAGCACCAAATCCACCATACTTAGCTTTCAAAACAGAAGTAGTTTGTTCAACCCTTTCTGGGTCATCAAACCAAAAAGCCTCGGAGAATTTATCTCCAGCTTTAACTCTTTCTTCTTCTTCATACTCATCCGGTTCATTGAGTTCGATTGTATCAACGATAACATACTCAGTAACAATTGCTGCTTTCTCGTTGATGTCTTTTTGTTTGCAACTCTCAATGACAAACGTATAAACTCCCGGAGGGGGTGTTTTGAATACTGGTAGATCAGGAATATCATCCAAATTACGTCCTACCAGTTGTGCTAGTGCTCCAAATTTACTCTGAGTTGGCTCAGCCATTTCAATTACTCCATATCAAGTTAAAGAAAAACACACAATTGCTGAATACTACATACAACTATTTAGACTCAGCGGGCCTAAATGCTTTTTAAAATTCGTTCTATACAAGCAGCATAACCAGCAATATCAACTATTGTATCTTCATGGTCTTGAGCAGTTGCACCACGAGCTATTTTCTGGAGAATATTAAGATACGCTACGTCAATATTGTTGATACGAAATTCAGGATCACCTGCTAAATTTGTAAATACAGTAGGACGAACTTTAATTGCCTCGAAGTAAGCATTAAAGAGATTTGCTATGTTATTAAAATTATCTGCGGGATGACGATAAACTTTATTCCGTGGCCCGTAAACAAGTCCCTTAGCTGTATCAAGAATTGTTTGACGTGAAGGAGCTTCATTTGCTGTTTTTAATGTATTTGTGGGTTTATTTACATCAAGTTTAGCTTGTGCATTTGATTCACGAGTATGTAATACAGCATTAACTATTTCAACAATTCTATCATGTTCAATAGCTGCTTTCTGAATGTCCTTAATTGCTTTATCTAAACTATTTTTTGATTGTTTGCGTTTCATATTGGTAATACTCCTTTTGGTTGAGGTGCTATGGTTTTACGTTCACTTGGATGTTTCCAACCTTCTCTTAGATACCACTCGTTATAGCTTCCTTTTAGTAATGTTTTTGCTTCTTTTGGATTAAAAATATGCAACAAACTAGGTGTTTCCTCTTTCTCTAAAATCACATTTGTTCGACTCTTAGCTTGAATTCTATTACTTCCAGTTGTTTGTGTTTGATATTTAATTTGATTATTGATTTTCTCACAATGAACAACTGTTCCATAAAATTTTGCATAACTTCTGCTTGAAGCATCACTACCACTTACAGGAACAATTATTTTACTTGTTTTATCTTCTTTTTCAGCAACAGTTTCATGACTTATTGTAACAAACTTACATTTTAAATCCTTCATGTAATTTCCAAACTTATCCATTACATTTTTCATACTTCCCCAGTAAGCAAATACTTCATCTCCTTCACCACGCCAAAAATCATCAGTGTCTTTACCAAGTGCTGATTTATTTATTTTATAATGAACTTGAGATAATGCTGAAGCAACAAATTGAGTTTGTGAATCCATTACTGCTATCCAATTTCCGGGTAGTGCATTAAGAGCAATAGTTGCAAATTTTGATTCACTATTTTGTTTACAAATTATGCAATCAACAGCACCATGTTCTCTGCAAATAACTACTTGTCGGCCCGTGATTACTTTAAGCATAGTATGAACCATGAAAGGTGTCATGGTATTATCAAGTAGTTTAATTATTCGTATCCGCCGGATAAGTTCAGGAGGGAGATTATTGATTACTGCGGTAAGTCCTTTATCTCCATCAAACCATAAAAGATTATAAAATTCAGAAAGAAGTGCAGCTAGAACTGTTTTCCCAGTTCCGGGATCACCATAAAGTATTGTATGTTCAACTTCATCATCTTTACTTTCTTCAAGAGTAGGAACTTCAAGAAGGAAACTTTCAAGTTCTTCTTTGGAAAATACTTTAGGTGGAAGTGGTTTAGGTATTACTGGTTTGGGAGTAAGAGCAGCTTTTGCTTTAGCATCATCTAGTATTTTCTGAACTGCTGGGTTTGGATGGTCAGCCATATTAAATAAGTTCCTTTTGAGTATCTATAATTTCTTGTAAGGTAAACTTAAAATCAAATTCATGTTTATCAATTTCTTCAGCACTTACGTAATCAAATTCACCTGATTCATTAAAGTTCTCGAATCCAAGATCACAAATGTCAAAGAATTTACACGGACGATAGAAAGCAAAGCAGGAATCTCCACGCTTTGGCCAGAATCCAGTTTTCTTACAAAGTTCAATTCGCTGATAATCGAATAGAATCGTATTAAGCCATGCTGCTCTATTGCTACGACTCTTTGTAAAGAGAAATTTGTCAAATTGTTCCTTACTTGTAGAAAACACTAAATAAAATACCTCAAACGTAGCACTCTTAGCTGCATCCTTAGCTATTGAATCTACAATTACTGAATAACCAACAGCTTGATTGGAATTCTTATACATTGCATCATGCACTACTTTGGAAATAGTTGTCTTATTTTCAAGAACACGATACATATTAAGAATTGGATGGAATAATACTGCATCCACATGGCCTACATAATAGTAACCATTTCCAAGATCAATGCAAAAACTAAGTTCAATAGCTGGTTTATTATTGAACCATGCTAATTCCCAGCCCTCTAGGAGATTTTCCTTAATCCAGAGGAATTTATCAATAGCTATTGTAGCATCAACAAAAGTCTTAGCATAACCTTTGGGATGAATAGCATCAAGTGGCATATCCCATGACATAAACATATCAAAGAATATTTCTTGTTTATTTTTACCAAGAATACCACTTTGAATACCAGTTTCCATAGCTTTGCCAAATGCAAAGTCCATGTTTGTTTCAAACTTAAATCCTTCAATTAATTCACTTGCAGCATGTCTTGAGAGTTCTAATTTTGAGAGAGCAAAAAAGCGTTCACACTTGTTTAAATTCTCAAAAGTAGAAAATGAAGAAATATTAATACCCCGCATAAGTGAGCGGTAACGATCTTGTTTACGTTGCTTTGCTTCAGTAGTATTGAAGATACCAGAAGCTATGCTCTGGCCTTGAAGGACAGAAGTAAGAGCACCGAACTTGGACTTTATCATAAACTATTAAAGTCCGACTTCTTAAATCTTTTCGCACGAATACTAGCTAGTTTGTTACTAGCAGCTTTAGCTATTGATTCAATATCTTGAGGTGCAAATACTGGTAATATTTCTTCTTTTTCTATTTCTTTAACTTTATACCATATTCCTTCTGGATTACAACTATTAATATCTAAGTCTCTTGCTTTATAACAGGAATCAAATCTAAGTATTTTATCACCAGTTACTAAATCAATTCCTACTTGATTTTCAGGAGCAAAACATTTATATTTAGTTGCATCATAATTATGATTAGTTGCTATATATTTACAATTTTTACATAGTTTAAGTTCATCTTGTTCAGAGGTTGGCAAGATCGTTGTCATTAAGCTTCTTCCTTCTGCCTGATACTGTCTTAGCTTCTTTTTGTATCAAAGCATATTGTTTGTGAAGTTCATGAGTTCTGTGAAGAAGAGCTATATCATCATCATCTAAGAGATGAACAAGTTCTTCGTGTTGAAGTAAATTCTTATGAATGTCAGCAAGAGCAACTGGAAGATCAGGAGTTTTAAGAATTAGTTGATCTTGTATTTGCAACATTCGTGCTTTAAGCTGTTGAACTTCTAATGGTTGTTGATCTGTTTGGAGTTCTCGGATACTCATATTTTACTTACTTCCATTAGTTTTCCAATTCCTTTAAGTTTCCACCCTTTACTTTTACAACCCCAACAAATATATCTAAAAGCATCAAGACTTACTTTATAAGTAGGAGTGCAAGAATAGTTTTTGCAGCCAGTATTACCTAAGTAATTTGTTGCACAAACAATATTTAAATGATTATCAAAAGGAACATAAAGATTAAGTGTTTTTGTTAATTCTCTATGTTGTTTTATTAGATCATGCAATTCTTGTTGAAGATCAATGCTTTCTGGAGGTGTCATTGAGTTCATCCAATGATGGGAATAATGGTTTACCAATTTCTTCTTCACTTCGCTTAAATCCTAAGTAAAGATCAGAAGCTTGTTTAGCTGCTATTTCCATTACTTTACTACCAGTAATAATTGTTCTACTTCTTTTATTAAGAGCATCAAGTAAATCTGCATATCCAAGTTCCATTGGAGTATCTTTCTTAACAGATGTTCCAAGAACAATATTAAGAAAATCAATAGCAGAACCATCTGTCATTTTAACTTGAGCAAGATGCATAGCTTCAACTAAATCAGGATGCTCTTTATAAAGCTTAGAGACAAAATGGAAATAAACATCAGGATACTCTATCGCAACGAACTTACCGAAACGATAAAGTTTACTGAAGTTTGTCATTGTTAAGCAACTTTAAGAACTTTTATATCTACATTATTATAATTAGTTTCTACAAGCTGTCCTACAAATGCGTATGGATCAATATGATCTTTATATTCTTCAAGTGCTTCTTGTTCATCTGCTGGCCCATCAGGATTATTAGGAATTGGGTCAAGTATATTAACTACTTTATAAGCAGTAATAATAACTAAGGCTTTCATTTGAGATACTCCTGTGAGTTAGGAATAATTTTTTTGCAAACAGGACACCAGTAACTTTTATCACTTGTTCGGTAAATCATTAGCTTTCCACAACAAGTTGGTGTTTGCTGTATTTTAGGCTTAATTGGATAAGTCATAGATTGTTAATACTTGTATCATTAGCAAGAATAAATTCAACTCCAACTTCTGTAACTTCAATTTTCAAAGTCTTGCCTTTAGGTTTATTCTTATCTTTGACTTTCTCTTTTTTCACACCTTGAATAATAGTAACAGTGTCCTCTCTGGGACACTTTACTTTACAATATCCTTCTGTTTTAATCTTCAACCAAATAGGACTATACTTTCTAGGCCCATTGATTCTTATTGAAGTTGTCAAGGAGTTCCTTCTACTATAAATGCAGCATATTTTTTATTAAGCTTTGGCTTTATTAATTCAAA